CGGACACGGGGAGGACCCAGCAGACGAACAGGAGGTGCGTATGGGACAGACACGAAGACCGCTAGTCGGCCCGCCCTGCCCCGTGGTGATGGTGCGGGGCATTCCTCCCGCGCTCCATCTGGCGGTGCGGGGATTTGCCAGGCGACACCGGCTCACGATGGGCCAGGCGTATGCCCTGCTCCTGGCCGCGGGGCTCGCGGCCAAGAGCAACGCTAACAGCTAATTACCAGGACACCACTCTCAGCCTAAAGGAGCATCTTATGGAACACTGTACACGTTGTCAGAAGGAATTTAGCCCGCAGAATGACGGTCCCGTCACCGTCGGCGGTTGGTACGGCTCGTATGAATACTATTGGAATAATGGCCAACTCCGACGATGGGGACCGTATTGCGATGCCTGTAAAGCGCTTGCCTGGGAACGTCGCTACTCCTATCTGCCGGAGTTCCACGAGGACTAAAGACCGACTAGGCCGTTGGCGGCTGCCCGGGCGGCGGCGGCGCTGGGGGCGGCGCCTGCCCCAGTGGCGGCTGCCCGGGCGGTGGCTGCCCCGGTGGCGGTTGCCCCTGCGCCTGGGCCTGCTGCTGCTGGCCAATAAACGCCAGAATCTCGTTCACCTGCCCCTCATCCAGGATCCCCGCTTTGGCCGCCGATTCAAACAGCACTTTCGGCGGGATTTGGGCACCGGCCGCTGCCATCTCACTGAGTGTCTCCCACGACTGCATAGCCAGGGAAGGCTCGGTGGGCCGGGACGCAATCACCACGTCGAACTCCGCATCGTACGCGTCCCCCAGGAGCGCCATCACGTCCGGTCCGGCCGCTTGCCGCGGATCCTGCGCTTGCGCCATGACCTGCCCGGTCGGACTGTCGGGCTGGCGCTGGGCCAGAGAGCCCAGGATGCGCAGCGCCTTGGTGGGGCTCATGTACTGCTTAATCAGCGCAATGAGAAACTTGACGTAATTGGCCTGCTCCTGACGAAACGAGTCGAACAGCAGCTCGTGCGAGATGAGCCCGCCGCGCTGGCGGGCCTCGATGGCGCGCCCACTGATCGTCTTTTGCGTGGCCTGCCCTAACAGTTCATTATGCACGTTGGGAACATCTTTGATCTCTTCGTCGCTTTTATCTTCGAGGCGCACCAGGGCCATGGGCATGTCGGGCGGGCGAATTTGCTCGGGCTTCTCCGTCTCGTAGTTAATGACAATGCGGTTGCCGGCCCCGTACTCCTCGATCTGCTTGGGGTCGGCCCCACCGGCGGCCTTGTTGAAAAAGCCAGACAGCGGCATGCGCCCCACGAGTTCAATCAACTTACTGCGCCGCTTGTTCTTCTCGCGCTGCAGATCCTTCATGAGATCCGCCAGGCCAAAGGGGCGCTCCCAGAAGTAATAGCCCACGCTCGGAAAGAGCGGGAACATCGGGTCCGGCGTGTCAAAGGGCGAGACGTCGTCGTCGAGCAGCGTGTCATGAAAGAAGTGCGCCATACGCACCACGGTGAGTGTGCGCGGGATGAACAAAATGTTCTGCTGTTGGTCTGGCGGCAACGTTTGCGCCAGCCCTTGCATCTGCTCGATCTTGTCCGGGTCGTCCTCGGTCTCGTGGGTAAGCGCGTTGTAAGCCACGGTCACTTCCTGGCGCTCCTTGTACCAGCACTCAATGACGCGCACGCGCTTGGTGCGCGCGTCCCAAAAGAGACGCTCGCTACTGAGCGAGTCTCCAATCTGCTCCCCCATGCCGGAGGTGGCAAAGTCGCCTTGCACCGTGCGCGCCCACTCTCCGGGCTGGCGCCTCAGCTCGTCGGCGAACTCCGGCCAACGCTCGGCGGCCAGATCCTGGGTAAACCACTGCGCGTCCATCACATACTGTGCGTCCTCCCAGCCGTTGTCGAGCCAGTTGGGGTCGGCAAAGATGGTGAGCGGATGGCGGCGGTGCAGGCAAATCTTGCCCTCCAGGTCCCGCACGTTAAAGTCCACGTAGGCCTTCCACCAGCCCAGGCCCACGGAGATCTTGTCGAGGAAGACCCGGGAGTCGAGGTCGTCGCCGTTGTTCTGGTCGAGCACCCAGTGGAGCAGCGCGTTCATCAGCGTGGTGGAGTGGACGTCGCCCGACTCGAACGCAATCAATTTGGGCTCCTGGCGGGTCTGGCGCTGCACGCCCGCGAGAAAGAGGATGGGCATGATCATGCGGTTAATCACAATGGGCGCCATGCCCTGCTCGCGCAGCTTGGCCTTGAGCTCCTCGGGCCACTGGTCGCCGGATAACATCCTGAGATTATCGACCACCTCGGTACGAAACTCGGTCTGACTCTTATACGCATCAGAGAACCAGCGCCGCAATTTGCCAGCGGTCATTTTCTTGTCGGACTCGTCTCCGGTCTGATTGAGCGCCGCGTTCTGTGACTGGGAGGCTTCTGCCTGTGAGCCGTACGCCATAGTCTATCTCCCCATCCAACGGTAGCGATCGGAGGGCTTGGGCTTACTCGAAGAAAGGGGGTTCCAGGGCGGGCGCAGACGCGCCTTGCGCTGGTCTTCCTCCATCCGGGCCAGGCCCGAGAGCACGGAGAACTCCCCGGTGGCGATCATCTGCGCGCAATCCATGAGGTGACTAAAATCATTCTTAATGGGGACCGTCCCCACGGTCCCGTCCGCGGAGCGTGGATAGCGGTAGCCGCCAATGAGCGCTTCGCTGGCAATCGGACAGCCCGAGCGTGAAACCAGCACCGCTGGCTGCCCGCCGGGTGCGTACTCGAAGCGCTGCTTCATCACCTCTTTGCGCAGCGCCCAGTTGTCGTTCCCGTCCAGCACCGTAAACCCCGCGGCCTCGAGAATCTCGCGGCACGTGCCCTCGTCGGTCTGGCTCCGCTGGTTCCCGCCCTTGTTGTCCTGCCAGATACAGCGCACCTTCATGCCCGTGAATTCCTGCTTGAGGAGTGGCACGAGGAACTCCATAAAGCGGCGCATGCCGGTGTTCCAGGCCTGCAGCTCGCGCAGCCAGCGCCACTGGCCACCCGGCACGATCTGGGTAATGAGCGTACAGGGTGTGAGGCCATAATCCTGGCCCAGCGTGAGCGGCACGTCGAGGACGGGCGCCACGTACTCGACGATATGCCAGTTGTCCTGGCACTCGGGGAACACGCGCACCCCGTCATAGATCGGCACCACCTCGCCCAGCACGAAGCGCCGGGCCATGTCGTCGGTGAGGGTCTCGAGCAGATCGTCATAGTAGCCCTCGGGCAGATAGCGCTCGTTCTCGCGGGCGGGCTGGCGAAAGAGCGCGTACTTGCGCCGCTCGGCCATCTCCGGGGTCATCTGAAAGAACTCGCTGTACACCCAGTGCCGGGTGTTGGGCGGGTTACAGGTGAGGAGGATGAGTAAGTAGGGCGCCCCGCGCTGGCGAATACGCATCTTGGCGATATCGAACACCCCCTTGGGCAGGCCTTGTCCCATCACTCCGCGTTTGGTGTAGGCGGGCACCACCTCCTCGAGCCAGGCAAAGGCAAACTCGGTCGAGAGGAACTTGGAGGCGTCACTCTCCTTTCTGCACGCCCGGAAAAAGAGCTCGTGCGTGCGCGTCACGCCGTCCTGGCCGGTCAGCGTGAGGAGCGCCACCTCGTCCTTCTCCCGGTACTCGGCCGCCATGCCGAACCACTCGAAAAAAGTTTTGTGGGTGGAGTCCCGCAGCTCCCGGTAGCTCTCGCGAATCACGACGCCCCTGATGGGCACGCGCGAGACCATGCACAGCTGCCAGAACTCCCAGCAGGCCACGCTGGTTTTCCCCGAGCCGACCGGGCCGCAGACACATTTCACTTTCGCCCGCGAGTTGTGGATCCGGGCAGCCGAGGGGTTGGGGTCGTAGCGAATCTCGCGGCTGTCCTCAGGAAACGGGTTCATAACACGCCTCGAATTCCTGGGCGGTGAGCAGATAGGGCGGGTCGTCTGCGGGGAAGATGACCCAGTTCCCCGGGCAGACGATATGGCCAAACTGCGCAAGGGGGAGCCAGCCATGCGCCGAGAGCAGGTGCTCGCAGAGATGGCAGCGCCACTCGAGCGGGAGGTTTGGCGGGGTGTAGGCCTGGACCCGCTCTCCTGGCACGAGCTGGGTCCAGCGCGTCGCCTCAACGATCTGCGGTTTCTTCCGATACTGCTCCATCCTCTGGTTCCTCCACGGGGGTCTCGGTGATCTCGCCGGCAATCGTGGCCCCGCGTTCGACCAGGCGGGCCAGCGGGGCCCCGATCACAAAGCGCGTCACCTGCCCTGGCGCCGCCCTGGTGTCGGCCCGCAAGTCCGGGGCCTTCTTGTCGAGCAACTTGCCGAGAAAATTGGCCTGGGGCACGGTGAGGGGGCTCCCGCCGCCGACCGTGAGAATGATGTCCTCGAGCACGACGCGGGCGGCGCGCAGCGTGAGGTCGTCGAGCGACGTCATGCCCTCGAGGAAATGCTGGGAGAGGGCCGCCTTCTCTTTGGGCCCGACTTTTTCCCCCAGGGTCGTCGTGTCGTGGTCGGTCCACAGGCCGGGAAGGTCCTGGTAGCGGTGCGCGCCCCGCTTCCCGCGCGGGTTGGCGAGCCGCGCGGCAAGGGCCTTGGCCCGGATATCCGGGTCGCTGAACGGGGCTTTGCGTGGCTTAAACGACGTCTGATTTTCGTGTCTGGGCATCGTCCCTCTTGCGTGGCATGCCAATTTGACATAGAAAACGAGCACGACTCTATATCAATTTGATATAATCTGACAGGGGGCGTGATGCCAGAGGACGAACGCGAGGGAGACCCCCTCGTTGACGAAAGCATCTCAGACGAGGACACCCAAGGAGCGGCGGCCCAGGATGACGGGGACCCGTCCGCTCAGGCCCAGGCCCCGGCTCCACCCCAGGATCCGTATCACGAGCGGTTCTCGCGCCTCGAGCAGGAAAACGCCGAGCTGCGCACCTCCTTCCAGCGCCTGGCGGCCGGACAGGGCCGCGTCCCCGACGGCGTCCCGCAGGCGCTCTACAAACCCCAGGAGCAGTGGACCGTCCAGGACTTTGCCCAGTACAACCAGTGGATGATGCGTGAGCAGCTCGACCGTCTCTCGAGCGAGCATACCACGCGGGGCGTGCTCAACGAGCAGGCGCTGGGGCGGGGGCATGACTACGACTCGATTATCTCCCGCTACGTCGCGCCGCTGGTCCGCCACAACCCCGAGATCGCGCCGTTCCTGGACCAGCTGCCCGCCGAGGACCGGTACATGCTGGGGCTCATGCACCTCGTGCACGAGCGCGCGGGGGGGGACCTGGTGAAAACCATTAACGCCATCACCAACGCCCTGGGGGCCCGCCAAGCCGGCGCCCGGGACGTGGTGCGCTCGATCACGGGCGCGTCGCGCAGCGCCGCCAAGCGGGTGTTTGGCGGCGCCGGCGGACGCCCCGCGGGGAGCCGGCCGCTCTCGAGCCAGGACGTGTGGGACCTGAGTGACGAGGACTTTCGGCGCCTGGAGGCCAAGGCCACCGGGAGGTAGCGACAGGAGAGGGACGTGCCCAATATCACAACGAGTACCGTTATTCCGCCGGCCGTGCAGTCGTACTTTGACCGCAAACTCCTCATGCGCGCCCTGCCCTACCTGGCCTACGACCGGGTGGCGCAGCGCCGCGGCTTAAAGCAGCGCTCGGGCAATACGCTGGTCTTCCGGCGCTTTGAAGCCCTGGCGCTGGCCCTGGCGCCGCTCAACGAGGGCGCCCCGCCCACCGGCAAGCAGCTCTCCAAGACCGACATCTCGGTCACGCTCCAGCAGTGGGGCGATTACGTCACGCTCACCGACTTTGGCCGGGCCACCGTGGAGAGCGATCTCCTGAACGAAGCCTCGGACGTGCTGGGCGAGCAGGCCGGGCAGTCGATGGACGCGCTCCTGCGCGACGTCGCCTCGGCGGGGACTACCGTGTTTTACGGCAATGCGGTGGCCGCGCGGGCCAACCTGGTCGGCGCCGCCCAGAAAATTGACGGGGCCGTGCTGGACCGGGCCACGCGCTTTCTGCTCGAGCAAAACGCCAAGATGTTTACCGAGATTATCTCGGCGTCGTCCAAATTTGCCACGTTCCCCATCCGCGACGCCTACCTTGCCATCACCCACCCCGACGTGATTTTCAGCGCGCAGGAAATGCCGGGCTGGATCTCGGTGGAGGAGTACGCCTCGGACGGGCAGGTGATGCCGGGTGAGGTGGGGGCCTACAAAAATATCCGCTTCCTCCAGACCACGCAGGCCAAGGTGCTCCCGGGCGGGGGCGGGACGGCGGTGGCCGGAGAAGTGAAATCGACCGGCGGTCTCGCCGACGTCTTTATGATTAACCTCTTTGGCAAGGAGGCGATCGCCACCTGCCCGCTGGACGGGATGTCGATGGAGAACATCATCAAACCCCTGGGCAGCGCCGGCGTGGCGGACCCACTCAATCAGTTATCTACTTCTGGATGGAAACATACTGGCGCGAGGAAAATACTCAACGACAACTTTATGGCCCGTATCGAGGTGACCGCGACGCTCAACGCGCCGTAAGTCGCCCGCGGATCTCTTGGCTGACGATCAATTCACAGCACAGGGAGTGATATGAGCAACATGCAAATCGCCGGCGCGCAGTTTACCTCCGCCTCGACGGCGGGCAGTGTCTACGTGGAGTTGGGATTTATCCCCGACTGTGTCATGGTGTTCTCGGCCGTCACCGGCACGGTCGGCTTCTGGTACTGGTTTCGCGGCGGGACCGGGAAGACCTTTCCCCTGTACCCCGCGGCGCAGTCGATCAAAGACACCGGCGCGGCGTTCTCGCTCGACACCACGGCGTCCATGGACGAATACGCCGGCGGGGAGACGATTGCCGTGGCGGAGAACGTCAATACGGCGGGCAAGCACGTCAACCGCCAAGGCGTGGCGGCCGCGGCCGGACATGTCACGGCCCCGGGCGTGCTCATTCCCGCAGACCATCAGACCAACAGCGGTGTCGTCGTGCTGCTGGCCTTTCGCGTCAACGCGCAGCCCTAAGCGTATGGCACACAAAAAGACCGAAGCCGAGCTGCTGGGCGAGGCCGAGCGCCAAGCCGAAGACGCCGTGGCCCGCCTGCCCGTGCCCGAGCAGATCTATGCCGGGGGGGACCTGGAGCAGGACGAAGAGGCAGAGGCGGCGGCGGCCCGCGCGGCGGCCCGCGCCGCCGACCAGGCCAGTGCCGGCTCTGACCAGGAGCGACTCCTGGCGCTTGAGCAGCGGATCGCGCAGCTCCTGGCAAAATGGCCGACTCCGGGGGCCGCGCCACTCCTCGCTCCCGCGACCCCAGAGGACCTGCCGGTGCGCCGCAAGGAGTGGACCCAGGCCGAGCTCGACGAGCTCCTGACCATTACCGTCTTTCCCGAGACCGACCCCAATCAGAACCGCCCGCTCACGCCCGCCCACAATGGCACCGTCTACACGATCCCGCGCGGCGTCCCCACGCGCATCCCGCGCAAGGTGGCGCTCATCCTGGAGCAGGCGGTGATTGATTCGTGGGAGTATCCCATTGAAAATGGCCGGTACGTGGCACAAAAGGCAGACCTCTCGACACTGACGACGACGCTCCCGGTCCACCGCCGGCTGCCGCGCTTTAACTTTGCGTACTCGTAGGAGGGACCGTGGCACTGCCCAGATACTTCTTTAAGGTCGCCGGCCTCTCAAAGGCAACAAAAAACAACTTCGTGCGCGCCTTTATTGCCCTCCCACTCCCGACTCCGCTCTCGGAGGCGCCGCCCTCAGGAGAGGAACCACCAGCCCGCTCGCCAGAGGACCAGCTCCGTGCGCAGGCGGCGCTTGACCAGGCGGCCAGGGACCGTATGGAGTCCGACCCGGCGGTGCGTGGCCAGGCGGAGAAGAACGAAGCCCAGGCAAAGCTCGGCGCGGCCGAGCTCGCGGCCAGGGAGAAGGCCGAACACGAGCGGATGGCCCGCGAAGGCGAGGCCCGGCAGAAGGCCGACGAGGAGGCGCGGGCCGAACGGGACAAAGCACGAGGGGGTAAAAAGTGAAGGAACACGACGAGGCCCACGCCCGCTTCAACAAGGCCTGCGGGGGAATGATGGACAACGCCAATCCACCAGTCTCGGAGAAGCAGCGCCGGTTCATGGGTGCGGAGCTGGCCCGCAAACGCGCGGGCAAGAAAACCCAGACCACGATGTCGGAGGAGCAGCTCTCCGATTTTGCCGGCAAGGTCCGCCGCTAGTGAGCCCGCATGCTCAAACTGGACGTGGTCACGGAATGCGGGCGGCGCCTGGGCGATACCTCGACCGGGTTTCTCGCGATCATTTCCAATCTCTATCCCTACGTGGTGCTCGAGCTGGCGCAGCTCGAATGCATCGGCAGTCTGCGGCGCACGGCGACGTTTCTCTTTACCTCCGGAACGCCCTCCTCCGGGCTCCTGGCCTTTAACACCCAGACGATTACCGCCCTTCCCGCCCCGCTCTATCCCTCGTCTCTGCATCGTCTCCTGGTCCCCGGCTGGGGCCCCGGCGGGGTGCTGCAGCGCAAGTCGGACGCGGAGTTCGAGCAGCTCTGGATCGGGAGCGGCGTGGAGTATCTTGGGCGCCCGCAGATCTGGCGCACCTACCCAAACGAGCGCCAGCTGCAGGTCTGGCCCACCCCTGACGATGAGAGCCTGGGGGCTACCTGCCTGTGTGAGTACACCACGCCGCCCGCTGCGCTGGCCGATACGGATCCCATCGAGGAAGTCCAGCTGGTCGATATTCCCACGGTGCTGGCTGGCCTGTACCGGCACGGGCTCAAGTTCCAGGATGAAACCATTAGCTCCCTGCCGGCGGCGGAGGCGATGTGGGCCCAGGGAGTGGGGGCCATGAAATCCCGCCGTGTGAGTGCGGAGTTTCACGGGCGCCCCTTACAAATTCGCTATCGTGAGGTCTGATGCGACGCTGCCTGTGTGTGTGCCTGCTGGTCGCCTGTCTGGCCCCCGCTGCCGGTGCCCAGATGAGCACGAAGATCTTACCCTCGGCGACGCAAGGGCAGACGACCGAGGCCGAGCTCACGGACCTCCTCACCACGCTGGTGGTGAGCGACTCCACCAAAACCTTTCTGGTGGTCTATACGCTCAGCGCCACCAAAACCGCGGCTGCCAGCGCCACGACCACCGTCCAGCTGCGCATCGCCCTGGACGGTGGCACGGTCCAGAACCAGACGCTCACGCTGGGGCCGGGGACCAGCACCATCCAGATCTTCAAGACGCACTCGGGGCTCTCGCTGGGCTCGCATACCTGGCGTGTGTACGCCGCGGTGAACGCCTCAGGCGCCGCCACCTATCAGCCCCCGTCGTCGCTCTTTGTGGGGAACGTGGACGGCACCGCGCTGATCGACGGGTTTCCCGTCGTGCCCTCGACCGCGCAAGCCGGCTTGCCGCCGG